ATGTCATCTGCGACACTGATACTTAAATCCTGTAGTTGATTCTTAAGAGGACCTGGTATGGTTATTAGAGCATCAACAGTTAACTTGTGCTCATCTAGAACATAACGCAGAGCACGAGCCATTAATGTTTCGGTGCCCAGCATTGTTATTCCTCATGTTGAACTGGATGATCCTTGCTGATTAAGGCCAAATAGTATAATGCTTCACTGAGGTCGCGAATTTCTGCTGCGGTGCTGACCCATGTTTCAGGGTTGGCCAAATCTGTAGGCTTATTGGTCAGCACAGCCTGCAATCGCTCCGCAGTTAGTCTCATTACGTGTTCACACTGAGCAGGAAATTTTAGTCTAAATCCTTCTCTGTGTGCTTTATTGACTTTTTGCAGGATCATGGTATCACGCACCATGCGCTGTTGTTGCGCTTGATGAATCATACCATCGCGAATGTCGGGCTGTGAGTTCATTTATCCAAATCCCAAACGTTAGATTCAATGTTGCCACTTAGGCTGACAAATTCACGGTCAATCCATGTATCCCAGTAGTTAGATTTGTTAACTTTAAAACTCTGCATCAATGCTCGTAGTTTACGGCCCTGTGGTGTCAGTGTGCCATCTTCGCGCACAACTATTTGTTCACCGCTGCGTGGATCAACCCATTTGATAACTTCAGGGCGCTCACGACCATATTTGTCCAGTTTAACACCATGCGGGCGTTGATCAACCGGACCTAGGATTTCATAACTAATTTCGCCGGTTTTATATTTGCGGAAAATTACACTTACTTTCTTGTCCTGCATACGACTTTCAAAGTCTGTGTGTGGAATTTGATTACTGACAAACAAGTTTTGAACTTCACTGCGATCAGGCAGTTTTTTATCACGAGCAGGAGGTTCTTTAAGTTCTTCAACAGGCACCAATTCGGTTCTGTCAATATATGGATTTTCATTGCCAATAAATTTGCCATCTACTTCAACACCGTTGAGCACATCCATGGCCACTTGGTATTTGAGTTTGTTGGCACGACCTTTTAGGTTTAGAACAATGCCTGTTTCATCAAAGACAAAACGCTCTAATTCTTTGGCGGTGGGAAAGTCTGTCATAAGACCTTCCATGTCGTATTCTGCGTTGCTTGTAGATTTTGGCACAGCAGGCATACCTGCAGAGATTGCCTCTGCTACTTCATGCACTTCTTCGGCTGTGACTTCTTCTTGTGCTGCGTCATCCCAAACGTTTTGTTCGGCGGCGCTTTTAGATTGATTCTTTTTCATTTCATTTCCTTAATTTTCTATGCTAAGACTCTATTGAGTCTGTGTTATTTAGTATGGGCTGGTAGCACCTAGGGCGCCTTTACGTCCAGCGGCGCTTTTAGATTGTTTAGGCGCCTTTGGCTGTGGTATACGCACAGCCTTGGGCTCCCGAGGTTTCTTAACTGGCTTTAATTTAATAATCTTAGCCATTACTTACGACCAGCATTGCCGCGTGTAGGTCCACGGCCAACGTTAGTTGTGTCATGTAGACTTTCAACGCCAACTCTGCGTGTGCTGCGATTATCACGGCCACGCGATTCAAGTGCATCAGTTACCATTGTGGCTAATTTAGCCTTTTCACTGTTGCGCTGATCTTTTTCAGCCATGAAATCTTTGCGCTTAGAGCCCATGCCGGCATTGCCGACTCTTGGACCTTGTGCTTGGTTGATTTTTTTACCTGTTGATGTTTTTTCCATTTTGGTTTCCTTTAACCTACTAGAGTGACTGGGGTGATATACATATCACCATCGGCACAGTTACCTGTAAAATAAGATCCATTACTAGGAACATTTGTTACTTGAATGAATTCTTCGCCTAGTGCAGGTATAACCACTGTGCTGATATTTGATTGTGGCCAAAGTTCGGTGCCTGCAAATATAAATTCTGTAATAGCACCTGTGTCTGCTTCAACTGCACTAACAGTAATTACTAAATCATTGGCTGTAGTAGTTCCACCTAATGCTGTGCCTAATACAGTAATGTCATCACCAAATTGGAAATCTTCGCCTCCACTGACCATGGTAACTTCATAGCCAAAATAAGTTGATGCTACATTGAATACAGCGTTTGCGCCCTGAGCACTAGTGGTAGTCCATGCTACGTTATTAAATGTATATTCAATATCATGAGGCGTCCAAGTTACTGTGGCTAAATTTGATGTGCTAGAATTAAAAATTCTAACTGTTTTCAAACCTAATCCACCGGTAATAGGATTTAGAGTTGTTGCTAGATCAATATTACCATCATTAGTAGAACCATCACCATCAAGTTGTAGTGTCGTTCCGGATACTTGATAAACTGTCATTTTGTTTTTCCTTTATGGGTTTGGCACTGTTATATCGCGTTCGTCAATAGTCGTATATTGTCCGGTATTTGGTGTGGCTGTTGAAAATCCTGTGCTGTCAACGCTGGATGTTAAACCACTATCTCTATATAGTGCGAATGTTGTATCAGTTAAAACATCAGCATAGAAAGTATTTCCGTTGGCTAAACCTGCTGTTACTATTTCTGTCATGCCGCCTACATTGGTAATTTGAATAACAGCACCGCTGGCAAAGCCTGATGGTAGTGTGCTGACTGCTGGTAATGAAATATCAGTTACTGTTCCTGCTGTAGGAATTGTTCCGCCGATTTTCTTAATCTGGATGCTTTGATTGCCATTGATAAAGTTAACACTAACTATACCACCGGCTGCAAAATCACCGGAACCTGCTGTAGCAGTAATGATGTCGCCGGTCCTTAAACCTGCTGTGGTGGTCATTAATGTAATGTTAGCCAACCATGGTGCACCTGTTGTGCCTGATCCTGTTACGGTGCCGATTGTGCCAGTGGCGCTTACTACTCGTTCAACTACAGGCACTGTGACTACTGCTGGATCGGCTTTGCTGATATCTACTATAGCGTTTGGATATAGATTTACAATATAATCTGTTCGTATTACTGTCATCATATCCTCCTATTAATATTGTTTCTTAGGACCATAATTGATGCCATCGGTCTTGCCTGCGCCTACTGGGCGGTGACCTTTGCTCATCTTACCATCGCCCATGTCATATCCGCTGACATTGATGCGATCTGGATTGCCCTTATAATTCTGTCCTGCTTGTGGTTCCCAAGATCTTGTGCCGCTGGGGTTGCGAACTTGACTACGACCTGTGAACATTTCTTTGCCCTGTTGAACTGAGGGTGTGTGGCACTGAGGAACTGGACGATAAGCGTCTTTAGTAGCAGGCTTGCCCACTGTCATTGGCTTGTGGTCTTCATTACCTTTGGTAGGACCACGACCCTTGTTTACCAAGCGACCATCATTAGAATGACCGCTCCACTGGTTGTGACTAAATTTGTCACTGCCGCGACTAAATCCGGGTGCAGCCGCGCCAGTTGCTGGGTTTACTTTTTCAAATTTCATTTTGATTTTCCTTTAGGAGATTTTTTAGCCGCTGCCCTCTTAGTAGAGTAAGCGATGGCCACAGCCTGTTTAGGCGGCTTGCCTGCTGCTATTTCTTTTTTGACATTCTTAGTGAACGCCTGTTTAGAAGTTGATTTAATTAACGGCATAATGTTATTTATTCCTGTTTGATACCAGTCAATTTGGCCAGTGCTTCAGCAAATGCTGCCTTTTTGGCTTCTACTGCATCTGTGCCTTCATTAACTTCAATTTTTGCCAAACTATTCATTACCTTGCTTAGGATTAGATTATGATACTTTAGCAGTAAATCTTTGTTATGACTATCACGGGCTTCTAAAAAGTCATGTATCAATAGTTCTTCATATTCTTGGCCCTGGGTTTGTTTATGAACCTGTTGTAGTAAACCTTCAATGGTGATATGATTTTTACTACCGGGCTTGCGGCCCGCGCCGGGACGAGCGCCTCCACGGCCTTTGCTTTTCTTTTCTGTGGTCTTTTCCATATAAGTATTTATGCGTAAAAAACCTAACTTGCGAGGCACTGAAATGACATATACATGGAAACCGGCCGGTCTAGCCGACGTTGATGACATCGTTAAAATGGCAGAACAACATTTTCAACGAGAAATAGATCTTGTTTTTACACCCGAACCTCCGGCTTATGCTAGAAATCTAGCCTATGCTGTATTCAACCAAACTTACTATCCAGGCAGCGAACTGCTGGCAGTGGCTAGAGATGATAGCACAAACCAATTACTGGCCTACAACTGGGCCAAAGGCGGTGATCGCACGTGGTGGAGCGATGATACTATGGTAAATGTGCGTATGGTTCATTTGGATATGACTATGCCGGCTAGACAGCGTGTTAAATTAATTAATGAAATGATGGATCAATGGGAACGCATGGCTGAATATAGTCGCTGTCCTGTTATCTGTAGCACTACCATGCGCCATGACCAAGATGGTTTCTTAAAATTACACCAGCGTAGAGGCTATAGTGTGCGTGGTAGTTTTGCTTATAAGCGTGTAGGTTGAGCACGACATAGTTGGGTCTGCCGATTCCCTTGTTGCCCCAGAGGGAAAGCCGTAAAATCTCTGGGTTACTCCTAGTGCTCAGGACGGCTTAACCTAAAGTAGAATCCAACATCCAAATAAATTTGGCCAGGGCCAATATTCTGTCCTGTGCGTAGTTACCAATCTCTTCATGCTTTTCATCATTGGCCACTAGCATGAGTTCTTCATAGCAGGCTTTGAGTTGATCTAGATCATTACGCACGTCTGCCAATAGGTCTTCACTGTTGCCTGTAATGGCGCTGGCATTGACATGACTGGCTTCTATAACAACATCTAAACTGTCTGGCATAAATGCACCAATACTGCGTAG